AGATTGAGAGTTATGACTTTAAAACAAATACTAAATGTTGGAGAAAAGTAACTGATTTAGTTGTTAAAAATGAATCTAAAGTTCATTATAAACTTGGTACTTTAAAGGGCACAGCAGATCATAAAGTATGGTATAATGGAAAATGGATAGAATTGTCGAAACATCCAAAAGCTAAATTGGTTAAAGAACCAATTGAAGTATTAGATTTGTGTGTTGAAGATACACACAATTATATTGCAGAAGGACAAATAAACCATAATACCACAACTCCTGGGGGTATGGCGATTCCATTTGCCGCATCAGTTAGGCTGCGAGTTTATACTCCTTCTAAAATCAAAGAACTTGTTGATAAGCAAGAAGTAATCAAAGGTATTGAAATAAGAGTTGGTGCAGTAAAAAACAAGGTTGCAAGACCTTACCGTCAAACAACCATTCAAATTCTTTATGGAAAAGGAGTAACTGATTCAGAGCTTTTGTTTGATGATTTGCGTGTATTTTGTGAATCATCTACCTATAAAGAAAAACGGGCTAAATATGCCTATAAAGATGGTATCGTAGCTAATATACATGGATCTGGTGGTTGGAAATATATTCAACTTCTTGATAGTAACACTGGAGAAATTGTTAAAGAACAAAACTTTAGAAAAGATGAGTTCGAAAGCAAGATTCTAAATAATCCTGAATATAAAGAGTATATTTTGGCTTTATGTGATGGGTGTTTTATCCTTAATGCTGTTGAAAAGGATGAAGTAACAAAAATCTCTGGCGAAGTTGACGAAAATGCACTTACATAAGGTTTCTTGACATAGGTTGGTGGGGCGAAGTCGGAAACTAATGTGACTTGCATCTTGGAGTAGGCAGTCTTATACTATCTTCAAGATGGACACTATCCTATTTAAAAAACTAAATACTAATGCACAGTTGCCAACCAGAGCTCATGCTGGGGATACAGGATTTGATCTTTATTCTGACGCAGATCAAATTTTAGAACCAGGTGAAACCAAATTAATTACAACAGGATTGCAACTTGCTGATTTTGTAACCGTAGTTACGACAGGCTTAAAAGTACCAAATTACACTACTTATGAAGCCAATTCAATTTTCATGAAGATTGAGGGTCGATCTGGTCTGGCGTGCAATGGCATTTTTCCAATTGGAGGCATCATTGATTCTAGTTATCGAGGAGAAATTAAATGCATTATGCACAATAGTAGTAAGATAACGCATACTTTTAGGCAAGGTGACAGAATTGCACAAGTGGTTTTTTATCAGGTTGTAAACCAACCACATCAAATTATCGTAGCTGAAACCGATACTGTTGTTGAAACTCAACGTGCTGATGGAGGTTTCGGTAGTTCAGGTAGGTAATATAAATGACTGTTTTAATTGTAGATGGTTTTAATAATTTTATAAGAAATTTTGCCGCCAATCAATCTGTAACTGCTACTGGTGATTTAGTGGGTGGTGTTGTTGGATTTATTAATACGCTTAGATGGTCTTATAAGGTCATTCAACCTAAAGAGATTGTAATTGTATGGGAACAAGGTGGAGGGTCTTCTAGAAGGCGTTCTATTGATTCTGGATATAAATCTAATAGCGGCAAACAAAACGAGATCAAAGACTTTAATCAATTTAGAAATGACGGCAGACCAAACCCTTTTTTTGATGATAACAACAAGCCTAAACAACTAAGTCTTTTATTGTCATTACTTGAGTGTTTGCCTGTATACCAAATTTATGTTGAAAACACTGAATGCGATGATATCATTGCATATTTGGTTACGTCAAAACTAAAAGCGGACACAAGAAAAAAAGTAATTCTTTCTGGTGATAAAGATTTTTATCAACTGCTAACAGATCCACTTGTTCAAATTTATGACCCACTTAAAAAGCAATATATTGATGCTGAATATGTAAAAGAAAAGTTTGGAGTTCTCCCAGAAAATGTTTGTTTGTTAAGGACAATGCTAGGAGATGATTCTGATACTATTTCTGGAATAAATGGTCTTGGAGAAAAGACGGCAATAAAATTATTTCCTGAACTTCTACAAGAAGAAAAAGATGTTGCTTGGCTTAGAAATCAAACTGGTAAGATTTTCTCTGAAGCAAAAAAGCCAGCTAAAGCATTAATTCAATTGCATGAAAACTTTAATACTATTGAAAAAAATTGGAAGCTGATGTATCTTTCGTCAGCAGCACTTTCTGCTTCTCAGATACAAGAAGTTGATTCTCAGTTAGAAAGCAGAAATAATGTTCTTAGAAGGATGGAGTTTGTAAAAATTTTGCACCAAGCAAAAATGCAACAAACGCAAGAGTGGGATTTTTTCCTAACAGAATTAAAAAAATTAGTGCATTGAGAAAATTTAAAACAGACCTACTCTTTATGTTATACCAGAGCAAGGTACTACACATAAACTCTCAATTTAACTGAGAATTTGCTTACTTTTATCATATTTCACACAAAGGAAACGAGCTATACAAAAACATGGCAGACTCGAATAGTAAATCTTTTTCTGATGCGAACTGGAACGAAGCGATGCAAGAACGCATCATGCAATCTATGATTGTAGACAAGGAATGGGCTGGTGGATTTTTGGAAGTGTTTTCACCAGATTTTTTTGATGATGCAAACATGCATCTAAAAGCACTTTCAAAGCTTTATATCAAACATCATCAACGGTACAAGGAATTTCCATCTGTAGATCTTTTGGAAGCCATGTCAAAAGAATCTTTTGGGCAAGATAAACCAATGCTCAGCAAGATTGATTGTTTCTTAACATCTGTAAGAGCAAATGAACACCTTGGCGATCTTGCTTATGCTAAAGAGAAATCACTTGATTGGTGCAAACGACAAAAAACATTCCAAACTGTTTTGGAAGCAACCACTCATATTGATGAAGGCAACTATGATTTAGTTGTACAAAAGATTAAAGAGGTTGCATCTTTCGGTATTACTCAATCACAAGGATTGAACTATGCGGAAGATTTTGAGCGAAGGTACTCCAAAGAAGCAAGAAAACCTGTTTCCACAGGAATTGCAGAACTAGATGACAAGGTTATCCTAAATGGCGGTCTTGCGGCAAAAGAAATCGGTATTGTGGTCGCCCCAACAAACCATGGTAAGTCCCATGTACTTATCCAGTTTGGAGCAGAGGCACTTCTACGTGGTAAAACAGTATTTCACTTCACCATGGAACTACCAGAAGAATATGTTGGTCTTAGATACGATTCGTATATCACAAAGATAAATTGCTCTGATCTAGAAGGCAGTAAAGAAGTTGTAAGGGAAGAAATTGAACGTCTGAAATCAGATGGTATTCTAGGAAACCTTATTATTAAAGAATATGCTGCTGGTGTTCCATCTGTTGGTACGTTGCGCTCATTTATTGAAAAGATGGCTTATAAAAACTATAAGCCAGATATTATAATTGTAGATTATGCCGCACTGATTCGTAGCATTGAAAGGCATGAACACATGCGTATTGAGCTACAGTTGATTATTCGTGAGCTAAAAGCTCTCGCAAAAGAAATGTCATGTCCAGTTTGGACCGCTTTGCAATCAAACAAAGAGGGATCAAAAAATGGTGTTGTTGATGAGACAAATCTAGCGGAATCATATGCTCAAGCAGCAGAAGCAGATTTTATTGTTGGCTTGTTTCAAAAGGGTGGATATGGAACATTACATGTTGCTAAAAACAGAATGGGAATAAAAGATCGAACATTTGGTATACATCTTGATACTGCCAGATCTACTCTACAAGTTCTACCCGATGATCCAGATGAAGAAACAGAAGGCTCAACATCAAAGGGAATTGTTGTTAAAGCCGCAAACAGTACAGATGCTAGTAAATCAAAAGAGTTTAAAAAATTCCTTAAGGAGCGTCAAGAAAAACTTAAGGAAGTTGACTCAAACGTTAAAATAGCATTCAATGAATAAATACAGGAGCACTTTAGATTTACTATGTCACTTCTAGAAAAACGTATTACTTACAAACCTTTCTCATATAACCAAGCTTATGACTATTGGCTCAAACAGCAGCAAAGCCATTGGATTCCAACCGAAGTACAAATGGCTTCAGATGTCCAAGATTGGAAACTAAATTTAACAGAGTCAGAAAAATCAGTTATTGCTGGTGTCCTAAAAGGATTTATTCAGACAGAACTAATTGTTGAAGACTATTGGGCAACAAGGGTTGCCAAATGGTTCCCACATCCAGAAATCCAAATGATGGCTTCTACGTTTGGCTCTTTTGAATGCTTTGATAAAGAAACAGAGCTTTTAACTGCCACAGGTTGGAAAAATGTTACTACCTTGTCAATGAATGATAAGATTGCTCAATATGATATTAAATCTAAAAAGATTACATTTGTTAATCCCCTAAAAGTTGTAAGTTACGATTATAATGGTAAATTACACTACTATAATTCTAGCACAACAAATATTTGCGTTACACCAAACCATGATCTTGTTTTAATTCACCCAAAAACAAAAAAGGCACAAAAAAAGAAATCAATGGAAGGCAAATGGGGAAGAAATTACCTGTATCCTATTGCTGGAATTGGCGACGGCAAACAAGATACCTTGTCTGCTTATGAAAAGCTATTGATTGCCGTTCAAGCTGATGGAACTTTGCGTGGATTGTGCCCACAAAGCAATAAAACATGGAAAACTTGTGATATTAATCTAAAGAAAGAGCGTAAAATAAAACGTCTTGAGAGTTTGCTAAAACAATCTAAAATTGAGTTTAGTAAACGTATAACTGAAGATGGTTTTACACTGTTCACATTTTGTCTTCAAAATCAAACTGATATTAATCTAGTTAAATCTTTTGAATGTTTTAATCTATCAGATTTTTCTGTTGAAAAAGCCAAAGAATTTATTGAAGAGTTAATTTTTTGGGATGGATCTGCTAATAGACTTTGGTACAATACAAATAAACAAGCAGTAGATTTTGTACAAGCGATTGCTGTACTTGGTAATATTAGCGCCCAAGTTAGTATGAATCGTACAAAAGAAGAATCTCTAAAAAACAAATTGCCACAAGGTACAACTCCAAAAACAGCAAAAGATTGCTTTGTTATTAGTTTCTCTAACCAAGTAAATAGAACCTATCCACATAGAGTGGAAGTGGATTACAATGATAAGGTTTACTGTGTATCAGTTCCAACACAGAATATTATTTCTAGAAGAAACAATAAAGTTGCTATCACTGGAAATACAATTCATACTGTCGCTTATGCTTATCTAAACGATACATTAGGGCTAACTGATTATGATGCATTCCTACAAGAACCAACTGCAAAGGCTAAGATTGATAGACTAATCAATATTGATCCACAATCAACTGATCTTAAAGAAATTGCCGCATCACTAGCCATCTTTTCTGCCTTTACAGAAGGC